ACGAGTTCAGGTGGACCATCATATACAAAGCCAGGTACCAATGGTGGTGCACCAACTTATCTATGGGCTGACTTTTCTGGTTATCTTCCTAGTGGCCAACAATATATCTGGAAAATTTCATTTGATAAAGCAAATAATCAATCTGCTGTGATTCTTTATGATGGATATGGTTATGGTGATGCACTACCTACACCCGATTCATGGATAGTAAGACAGGGCGTCTCGCCAGCTCCAACAGTTTCCACCTCCGCTGATTTTCATGAGCCACTCTATCCTTACAACTCATTATACACACAACCTGATGGAATATCATTGTATTCAACCTATGACTTTACATTTGAAGACTATACTGGATACCTTGCGCACCAAACATCACCCACATTTGAAAATTACTTCTACGAAGATTTCATTGAAGTAGAAGGTGCTAATGACGCTGCAGTCAGTACAACAGAATCTATTATTGACTCAAGTATTGGTATTAATCGAGCAAATTTAAAAATTAAGTCAGAAAACGGTGACGGCGCAGAACTTACTCTAAAGTTTAATTCTCTTATTGATACTTCTGGCAAATATATTAATGAATCCGGCCGATTATCATCAAGTACAGTATTACAAGATTCTGATTTCTATCAAAAGTTTTCTTATGAACTACAAGTTGACGTAGGGTTTAGTGAATATCTATCGTTTTATAAAGATTTATTACATCCAGCTGGGGAAAAGGTTTTCAATAATATTAAGAAAACAATTATTTCTTCTGATTTCTCAACTGAATTAAAAGTTGACTACGGAGGCGCTTATTTATTACCAACTGAGCTTGATATAGATCCTGAGTTAGTATACGCTACAAATAAGATTTGTGTGTTAGACATTGATTATGTAGAAGGCCCCACACCAACAACTCCAGATAATGTATACTTCTATGAAGATTTTGTGGACGATTCAATAACAATTCAACAAATATAAATACAAGATGGGAATAACAATTACACCAGGCAGCAGTTCAACGTCTTTTGATGGATCTGACGATAATAAATCATTTCTTACGCAAGAGGCGCGCTTTGGATTTTTAAATAATTTTAAAAGCTCTATTGATCGCGATTTAATAGCGTTATATGCGTTCTATGGCCGGCCGACACCATTTGACCCAGATAGCCCTGCGGATTTTCCTTTGCCGACAAATGCTATTTTAGATAATCTTAATACACGAAAAAGTATTACCGCTTTACGCAAAATAAGAAAAAGTGAAACTAGAGTCGCATTTAAAAAACACGTGTGGACTTCTGGAACAGTTTATAGTCAATATTCAAATAGAATAGATCTTTCTTCTATATCTGAAAATGAGCCCTTTTATGTTATAGCCGATAATGGCAAAGTATATAAATGTATCGATAATAATAACGGTGCAGCATCAATTAATAAGCCAGACAGTCAAGATACTGGTATATTTAACACAGATGATGGTTATAAATGGAAATTATTAATTAGTTATGGTGCGTCAACGCTAATAAAATTTGATACAGAAACTCATTTACCATTGCCAGCTGGAGAAGATGATGTTATAAAGTCTAAAGATGGAGGTCAGGTTGACAGAATTGATTTTAAGGATTCTGATGCATCAAAAGGAATTTATCCTAATCTCTCAGAAGTGCCGTTCTTTGTAGATGGAGATGGCGATACCTCTACAACGGCGTTTGCCGAGATGAGAATAACTAACATACCGGCAACTGGTGCACTGCAGATTGATAGATACCTCTACAACGGCGTTTGCCGAGATGAGAATAACTAACATACCGGCAACTGGTGCACTGCAGATTGATAATCTTGAACTCACATCTGGAGGTGCTGATTATTTTCTAGATACAGATCCGGCCCACTATCAAAAAGTACCAGTTAAGTTTAGATTAAAAACAAGTGAATTACAAGTAAGTGAGTTTGAAGACCTTAACATTACTTCAGCATACGGATTAGCAACAATTAACCAAGTGACTCGCACTGTCGAATCTGTTGAAGTTATTGATCCTGGTGGTGGATATATCGCTGGCGCAAAAGTTCAGTTAGTACAATCTAGTTCAATTATATACGGAAAAATTAATAATGATGGTCAACTAACAACATTTGACATTATTAAAGCAGGCAATGGATTTAAATCAGCATCACTAATCTCGGTTATTAATCGAGCTATAGGTTCAGCTGTCACGGCAGCTGATGACAATTTAAATGTAATTATTTCGCCACCAGAAGGTCATGCAGGAAATTTACAAAAAGAATTGAACGCGTCATCTCTCTTTATTAACGTTAGAATTTCTGCGCAGTCAGGTGATTTTACAACAGGAAATGATTTTAGACAAGTTGGAATTATTCAAAATCCACTTAAATTTAATAATTCAAGTGATGTATTAACTGATACAACCGCTGATGCAAAGTATAGTTGTACACTAGTAATTGATGACAACTCGACGGTTGAAGCAGACGATATTATCGAAGGGCAAGTTTCTGGTACTAGAGCAATATTAATTGATTTTAAAGATACTGCTCCGAACGAAAGAGTTATCAGATATATATTAAGTGCTGAACAATCAAGTACTGCTCGATTACAAGCAGGTGAAACCGTATTAATCAAAGGCAAAACATTTACAATTAAAGCCAATTCATTGGTAAATCCAGAGGTTGATGCATTTTCTGGCGACATTTTATTTATAAATAACAGTGACCCAATCCAACGCGAGCTTAATCAAATAGAAACACTGAATTTCATAATCGAATTCTAATATGGCAAATATTACAACATATAATAACGCACCTTACTTTGATGACTTTCAACTGAAAGACAACAATAATGAAACACCTAACGACAAAAATTACTTACGTATTTTGTTTCAACCTGGATTTGCTGTACAAACACGAGAACTGAATCAACTACAATCGATTCTTCAAAACCAAATTAATCAATTTGGGTTAGGGTTTTTTAAAGATGGTCAAGCTCTAGCGACTAATGCTGAGCCGACATTCACTGATAGCGTTGACTATATTGAGTTTGAATTTACACCAGTTGACGGAGATGAGAATTTAACCATTGATACTCTAGTTAGCACATTAAAGCTTCAAAAAGCAATTGAGTCGCGAGGTGAAAACGGTGGCTCAGCTAAAATCCTTGGTGTTGAAAATTTCACTAACGCAGCAGGTGTTCGTAAAGTTAGAATGCACATTCAATATGAGCAATCTCATAAATTTGTAGCATCTGATAGTTTATTTTGGAAAGATGGTAAATACAAAAATGCTTTGGATGTTGATTTTATCGCAAATGATCCGTTTGGAACTATTACAGAAACTGGTTACGGGTTTTCATTCGCAATAGCTGAAAACATTTATTTTATTAATGGTAGTTTTGTACATTTACCAACTACTAATCGTTTTTATAAAAAAGACACTAAAGATAAAATAGTAAGAGGAGATTTAGTATTTAAAATTGTAGAAAGCGTTATTAGTGCAGCTGATGATATAACTCTAAATGATAACGCTAATGGCTCATTAAACTTTGCAGCTCCTGGTGCAAATAGATATCAAATCGTATTAGATCCTACGTTTGTAACACAAGACGACGTTTTATATGATTTAAATTTAGAACAAGGTAAGGTATCAAAGCCTGATTCAAATACTATAGGAGAAATAAAACGTATATTAACCGTTAGAGATAATGGTGTAGAAGTAGTAGCTAATAATAGTAAAAGTAATTTAGATAATACTTTAGCTGCAAGAACATACGAGAGTGACGGCAATTATATTCTAAATCCATTTAAAATTAATTTTAAATACTTCTTAAATGATGGTGAAGGCAATGATGGGTTATATACAGAAGAGTATATTACAAACACCGGGCCTTTTGAAATTAACTCTGTTGATATAGCGAAAAATAAGTATGCTTTAGAAATTGATACAGCAATCGCATATGTAAATGGATATAGATATACGTATCCATCTAAAGTTGTGTTAATGGGTGATTTACCACGTGACCCTGTCGCAGACACCGCAACAGGCACTGATGTAGACTTTTCAATTCGATATGGTAATTATGTTGAAATTAATTATAACGACAGCCCATCAAATATTTTACTTGCCAGCACGGCAAATCGCGCTAATAAATTAAAAGCACTTGTAAGTATTCCAGGCACTGATAAAATAAGGGGTTACTTATTTGATGGTGTTAATCACACTAGTGTATTTGCTCAAAATGGAGGGTACGAAGCTGCTGATGTTGTTACATACACAACAGATTCTACTCAGATTTTTGAACTACCGTATGAAGGGGTTAAGTCTGTTTCAAAGTTAAAATATCAAAAGATTCAAGAAATGCAACCAACTCTAGGTGGTGGCATATTGACTATTAGTGTCAGTGGTGTTGAATCATTTGAAGAAATTGTGGATGTGGAATCAGATGAATATGTTATTATAAAGAACGATGTGGTTGTTCCAACTAGTGATTACACAATTAGCGAGGGCGCGAATTCTACTAGAGTAAGTTTTGAAGCAGTCAACGGCGCGCAGGACTTTGCTGGTTTGGCTACTGACTATAGGATTTTAGCGCCTATTACAGTAGAAGATACTGACGGATCAAAGCGCCGCAGCAAAACACTTACGAGAAAAAGACATAAATTTACGTTCCCTGAGGCCGACGGTGGCGCTGTTACTTATACAACTGCTCTAGATGAAGATATACATCAAGATCTGATGTTTGATAAAAATATAAAGATTTTTAAGGGTGACGTAGTGAATAGTACCGCTGCCGAGCAAGAGAGTGAGGTCGCTGTGGCATATTTTGGTGATAGCAATAATATTATTAGTGTTGAGAGCGATGGCTTAACTAATGACTATTATGAAACACCTATTTTAAAACTTAGTGCGAGTGGCAATACCGGTGCACTCATATTAAATAAGTTTATCGACGGTGACGAAAACGAGGGCCTGCAAGAGTATACGCTAGAATATACG